GTGCATTGAACATGATTTAAATCAGTCAGCTCGATGTTGTCGCATAGAACATCGCCGATAGTGACAGTTAGATCAGCCAAGAATCCGGTTCCAGTGATAACCAATAGCGTACCACCAGCGGCAGATCCAATGTTTGTGCTGATCTCCTCGATGGTCGGAGCCGGATTGTCCAGTGGTATATCGGTTGGACTGACGATCGTCGGAATGCTAGGGGCAGCCGGTATTGAAGCCGGTTGATACTTGTCAAGCATCTTAGACATGAATGGGAGTGTTCCGCCATACTCGTTGGCAATGGTCGGAAGGGCCTCGATACTGACACCGAATCCCTGGGCAATGATATTCAGCGGAGGAATGCCACTCTTCAGCTTCGTGTAGATGCTGGCCAGCTGTGAGAGTGTAGAATTTCCAGCATAGAGCTTTCGGTACGCAGCGCTCGTCAGGTCAGTCTTAAGCTGGCTGATGATATCACTTGAGCTGACCGAGCAGTGAAGGTTAGCGAGCTTGTTCTGTATAGCCTGAAGGATCTCGGCAAATGCCTTGATGATCTGAGCCAGTTGGCGTATGGCCATCAGGTATGGCCCGAGATATTGAGTCGCCAGGTTCTTCAGATACTTGATGACCTTTGCCAGGCTGGTCGGAGGCACGATCATGCCAACCAGCTTGGAGATCTGGTTCAGAAGATCTTCAATCAGTTGGTTGAACTTGTCACGAAGGAATGCGATCAGCTTGTTGAGCGATCGGCAGTCAGGGATAGCATCGATCTGCTCCTTCAGGTTATGCAGCCATGCAGTATTAACGTCAGCCATATGATATTCCCCCTTATGCGATGTTTACGATTATGCCGGCACTGACCGTCACGTTCTTTCCGTCCGTTGTGGTGAAGTTGCCGGTGTCACCTGTCGATACCTCAAGATTACCCTGTGCCTGGATCAGAGGATGCCGGAATTCGATGCCATTCAGATCATCCAGTGTCAGCTTGCTCTGCAGTGAGATCGTGGCAGTGTCCTCCACGGCAACGACTGACTGCCTGCTGTCAGCATGGTCAAACTTTCCGACATTGGAGAATCGGTTACCCTTGACGTACTCGAACTTGTCTCCGTCTACCTCCAGCAGGTAATTACCCTTGACGTACGTCCTCAGGTTGCCATCGACGGTCAGATTGCACTCTCCCTTGACGTACACATTGTTGTCCTTGACGATGACCTTGTAGTTGTCTCCGACCACAACCGTCGTCTTGTCCCCGGCAGCATCCACCTCGACGTATGTCCCGGTCTTGTGCATGTCCAACGTACGCTCCGCTCCTGGGGTGTCATCGATCTCTCTCACGTGACCAGACTCGGACCTGAACGACTGGTTCTTCGGGTACTCTGGAGACACCACGTCATATCGGCTTTTGACGTCCCAGGTCTGTTCCGGTGAAGCCTCAGTTGCTCCCGCACTCATGGCCGGAATGGATGCCAACTTGATTCCGGTCTCGGCCAGCGATTCCCTCTTGGTCAGCGAGTCGGCATTTTCAAAGTTCGAAGTAGCCTCTACCGGGGTATCGACACCCTCTTTGGTCGGATACTTGCCTGACGGATCGCTGAATCCCTTCGTCTTGTCGACCCTGCTGGAGTACGATGGGATCGTTCCCAACACGATCGGATCCTGTGCAGATCTTCCATCGCGGAAGAATCCAATGACCCATGATCCAGGAAGTACTCCGGTAGCTGACTGTCCGATACCACTCATCGAGGCCGACTGGATCGGCGTCATGACCACAGACCATGGCAGAGATGCCGTCGGAATCTCGTTTCGATCATCCGTGTGGTATCCGATGCATCGCACCCGTACACGGCCCATCTGCTCAGGATCATTGACGTCCTCAACTACACCGGTGAACCAAGCGAAGTTCTGATCGATCAGGTTGTCAACGTACTGCATCATGATTATGTAAATTGAAGTGTCATCGAGTCTCTCTTGACACGTGCCTCACAGGTGTGCTGTTCTCCGAAGGTATGGACGACCGAAGTGACGATGTACTTGCCTGATAGCAACAGGTCGTACGGATTGGCATTCACGTCAGAATGCCGGGATCCCATGACCTTTACACTAGGATCGATCGACTTCAGCAGCTTCAGATCGACCTTGTTTCCTGCATTCAGATAGAAGTCACCAGCCAGCCGGATGTCATGGGTCATGTTGTCCAGGTTCTCGAGGTACGAGTGTGCCCGGTTGATCATCCCATCCTTAGTCGTCGAATGATAGTTTCCCTTTCCGACGAATGCCTTGCTGTTCATCGGGATGTAGTTGATCTTGGCCTCTGGCAGGGATCCAAGGGAACTGTTGTCTAGCTTGAAGTTGGATGCCACGTTCTTCCCCGTCGGATTGGTCCAGGACATCTGAGAGTACTCGCTCTCGTAATTGAACTTCCGACGCGACCGATTCTTTGTGGCGATGTCGATGTACTCCGATGTAGATCCATATGCGCCATTTGCTCCCGAAATGTACTTGGACATATTGATGCTACTCGTGATAGAAAGTATGCGCTTTCGACGTTCTTCGAAGTCCTCCGGTGTGTTCGGGAGGTACTTGAAGAACATTCCTTCCTCGTACTCTGACGTCTGCTCGTAGAACGATGAAAGGTCTGACTGCGGCAGTATCCAGATCTGTCCACCCGGAGTTTCTGCTCCCTCACGGATGCTCTCGTAGCAGTACCAAGGACTTCCCGTCTGGTCGTATGCTCTGCGTAGAGCCCAGGCGATGGCATCGATCGGATTCAGGTTCGGAACGATGAAAGAGATGTTGTCGGTAGCCTTGTCGGACTTGGTGATGTTCTCGGGATTATACTTCAGGTCCCTGGTCAGTACATCGTACACGAAGTCCTGGATAGTCCCACTGAACGCTCTGGAAATCTTCCGGAACTTATTGTAGAAGGCATGCGGGGATATTCCTCGGATTGTGTAGACCTGAAAGTGGTTATTGAACTTTCCGTACGCTGGGTATTCCGATACCAGGAATTCATGGTCCATGTGGTGATCTTCAATATCACCATCTACGGTTGTCCGGCTCTTCCAGATGCTGATCCGGATCTTCTCCTGCCCGGACAATTCTAGCTCCTCCAGCAGATTGACCGGATCCTTGATGTTCAGGCTCAGGGTCAATGCCGGATTGTACAGGCTCTCAGTGATCGTGAAGTCTGTCACAATACCCTGAATGTCCTTCTCTATGCCATCATGGGTAGTCAGTATGATCTCGGATACACGATACGCTGTCGGATACGGGACTGTATCCGCCGTCTGATTAGTTAGATTGCGATTTCTAGGCATTGATCAGTTCGCGGAATTTCTTAGCAAAATTGTACACTGCTTCCGGACGTACGATACGCAGATTTGCTCTCTCGTCGTTCAGCTGCATCTCGTACTCATAGTTCGTGACGGTACTCAGGGACTGAACAGGATCCTCGTGAGTCACCGATTCGTTGATGAACAGCTGGTTGTACACGATATTGCCATCCGAATCCTCGTAGTGGTGCGGAGCATCTCTATGAAGATAGGCGTTAGCGATACCGACATTTGACTGTGACGTCTCTCCGTATAAAGTCTCGTTTCCACCATCCTGGAATGTTCCATCAACGTCTCTCAGCAGCACCTGACTCATCTGTACGTCTTTGGATACCACGTATCCGCTTGCTCCAGAGATCGATCCATGGACCTGTTCTCCGACCTTGTATGTCCCGATGCTGGCTCCCTGGTAGTTCTTGTACGGCCAGGTCTCGATAACCGTGCCGGAGTACTCTTCGTCCATGTATGCATCAAACTCTGCTGAACTCATCGGCCATCCTGACAGTCCGGTCTTCAGCTGTTCATTGACGACGAAGAATGTCCAGTAGTACTCAGGTGTGCCGTACAGACGGTTTGATACCACATCCGGACGTTCTCCGTTGCTGATCTGATAGTACGTGTACAGTGACAGGTCATCGAGGTACGCATCATTGACCTTGACGAATCGAAACAGGTCCACGATCTTAGTATCGATACCATTGTCCTGGAAGTCGTAGGCGGTCTTTGGGAATTGCCGGAAGAATGACATAGGTTATACGATACGGACTTAGTTGAGTGCTGCGATCTGGCCTTTGTTCAGAGCCTTGACCTCCTGGAATGCCATAGCAATGTCTACCTCAACCGGGCTGTCGTCCTCGTGGAACATGTTAGACGTAGAATTGTAGACAGAGCTGAAACTCGTCAGGTACGACTCATAGATCGCAGGAATCCATGGATTCTCGAGTCCCTCGTCGTCAACTTCTTTCAGGAAACTGATTTTCCATGTACCGGGAAATTCCATGATTAGGTTGTTCTCAGACCCGGCCGGATACATGTTTTCTCTGAATAGCTTGACGATATCGTAAATCACTGCGCTATCACCAGCCGAACGTGCCACCATCTTGAACTTGAAGTTGAACGTACGAATAGTCGAATTGTGAAATGACGTATTGGAATTAGGCGAAAGGACCTGCCTTGTACCGAAATTGACAATGTCTGCAGCTGTGGCTGTACTGGTTCCAGGTAGTTTGGAAGCTGCAATCTGCATGAGGGCTGCAGCATTGCCTCCCTTGATCTTAGATAACATACTTGAGGTTCCTGCATTGATAGCTGCTTCGACCCGCTCCTTTGCACCATCAGCCGAACCCTTGGTTGCCGCACTGACAATGTTGCTCAGGACATCTCCGATCTGTCCCAGGTTGATAGTATCGAACTGCATGCTGTCCGATATCTCCAGACCGGGAGGCATCGGTAAGAATACCTTCTCCTCAGGAGTACGATTCTTCGAGTAATACGCAAAACAGATGGCAGGATACTGCTTACCCTGCGTAGACTGTCTGAACTCTGTTGGGAAGACGAGCATGTTAGATCCTTGGAATAAATAGCTATTTATATGACGTACCGAGGAAAATTCACACCACAGAATCCATCGAAGTACCGAGGCGACGTCACTAACATCGTGTACCGATCACTGTGGGAGCGTCAGGTATTTAGATGGCTTGATGAGCAACCGAACGTTCACTCGTGGTCCTCTGAGGAGGTCGTCATACCGTACCGATGCAAGACGGATGGCAAGGTCCATCGGTACTTCGTCGACATCAAGATGCAGATGACCGACGGCAAGGTGTACATCATCGAGATCAAGCCAAAGAAGGAGACGATCCCACCGGTCAATCCAGGTCGTAAGACGAAGCGCTACATCACCGAGGTCATGACGTATGCCAAGAACATCTCGAAGTGGGAGGCAGCCGAGGAGTACGCAGCAGATCGTGGATGGACGTTTCAGATCTGGCACGAGGATATCCTGAAGGGCATGGGGATCAAGATCCTGACGGGTTGACCGGTAGCCTATAAATAGAACCCACATGGCCGATCAAGAAACAACGCCTCCATCGCTCTTCACCACGCTTCGCAGTGAATCAAATGCTGCTGGTCTGGCGAAGAGATCTGCAGAGGCCAAGGAGTGGTTCACCGAGAGAGTCAAGGAACTGAATGGCCGCATCAATCGCAATGCACTGCTTCGGGATGAGGCACTGAAGGTCAAGAAGACACCTCAGTGGGGATTCATGTACATGTACGTGTACGATCCAAAGACCAAGGACGACCTGCCGTACTACGACCGATTCCCGCTGATCATCATGACGGAACCGGCTCCAGGTGGGTTCTACGGATTGAACCTGCACTACCTGCATCCAAAGGTCCGTGCACTGTTCCTGGACAAGCTGCTGGAGACGGTCAAGGGCAAGGAGATCGACGAGAGGACTCGTCTCCGTACTCGCTACGAGATCCTAGCACGTGCCAAGAAGTTCCGTGAGTTCGCTCCTTGCTTCAAGCACTACCTCTTCGACCATGTGAAGTCCCGTATTGCTCAGGTCCCTGGTACCGAGTGGGACATCGCAATCTTCCTACCAACAGAACACTTCAAGGGAGCCTCGAAGACCAAGGTCTGGGCTGAATCCAAGAAGGAGTACCTGAGCCGATAACTGTCACATGCCATCAATCGACGATTTCAAAGCACAGCTTTCAAGGCGAAACGGTCTGGCCATGGCCAACCGGTACAGAGCAGTAATCTCGTTGCCCCCATCAATTTCCGGCAGATTTCCGGAGACCGCAGCGCTAGACCTTCTCTGCGATGCTACCGGTCTTCCCGGACGTCAGATCACCACTATTGATTATCAAGCCCACAAACAGGTGATCAAGGTTCCGTATGGATTCATGAACGAAGACGTGACATTCACCTTTCTTTTGACTGGAGATTATCATGCCAAGAAGGTGTTCGATGCCTGGGCAGAGTCAATCATCGATTTTTCAAATTACCGCGCCAAGTATTTAGACCAGCACGTCTCGACGATCCAAATCTATCAGACTTCCAACAACGCCAGCTCAGTATCACAAGGAAATGATACTCGTACAGTCAGCGCGGCCACCACGACGAATGATACGCGCGGTCTCGATAATCAAGGAGTCTCTGTTCTTCCTCCGTTCGTGGTTGCAGGAGAAACCGTTACCGAACCCAAGATCTACGGAGTGCGTTTGATCAATGCATATCCGGTGACAATATCTGGAGTTAACCTGGATAACGCAGCAGAGAACACGATTCAGACACTGTCCGTCGTCATGACGTACGAGAATTTC